CGGGAGGTGCTAGTGCTAAAATTATGCAGGCTAATTTTGGTGCCTCGTCCTTAGCTGGCGTTTCAACTACTAGTGATATGCAGATAGGAATATATAATATATTTTGGTGTGGAAGTGTTGTGACAACACAAAAGGCTATTCCATATGGAAATGCTTGGACTAATATTGGTGCAAGTGCTATTCAAGTCCCAACTAATGATATGTCTACTCCTATAAATTTAAATTTTGCATGTAGATGGACGGCTAATGCCCCTGGAGAATTTATACAATTAGAGTATTGGATGTTGGAGATTATTAATCCATGATTAAAGTACCAGCAATAATTACAGAAGATGGGTCATTTTTCCCACAAGGTGGATTTATTGATGACTTAACTGTAGTTTTACAAAATGGATTTTACTATTTTTTTTCTCCTGATGAAGATGCGGCTATACCTGATTCTACACCTCCACAGGAACAAGTGTCTGAATTACAAACGCTAATAAATAATAATATAGTTAATTAATGAATTTAGAAAAATACTACGAAGATTATTTTGATTTGTTTCTACATCCAGGTTGGAAACAATATATAGAAGATGCCAAAGATGCCTATGATGCAATCGATTTGGAATCTAGTAAAGATTGGGACTCGTATCTAATACAGAGAACCACTAAGCAGAATTTAAAAGCTGTTCTAAGAATGGAAGAGTTAATGAAGGATGCTTACGATAGGATGAAAGAGGAAGCTACCAATGCTGTATAACTATAAATGTGAAAAGCATGGTATCTTTGAAAAGAACTCTGGCATCGCAGACAGGAAGAATCCTAAAATCTGCCCTAAATGTTTTGAGTTAGCAGAATATGTGGTATCTGCTCCGCGTATAAAACTTGAAGGATGGTCAGGAACTTTTCCATCTGCAAGTTATAAATGGGAACGATACCACGAAGTAGAAGGTAGAAAAATCCCCGATTAACTTCCAGGGATTCTACTAGTAAAATATAACCATAATCCGAAAGAGACTTTGGTCTCCTAAAGACGGTATTAAAGGAAGATAGATATGAGCAACGATAGAATAGACGATTCTGCATTTATTAATCCACCACCGGATTTAGATTCTCTAACTCAAAGCCTTACAGCGGAGAGGGACGGACTTCTAAATACGAATACTAGTATGGAACAAAATACAGAGTCTACTGCGCTTCCTGACAAGTTTCAGGGTAAAAGTGTTACAGATGTAGTAAAGATGTACCAGGAACTAGAATCTACTCTTGGTAGACAGGGGTCAGAACTAGGTGAATTAAGAAAGCTAGCTGATACGTTTATTCAGAGTCCTACAGGCACAACACAGCCAGTAGAACAAACTCAACATCGTCAGCTACCAAGTGTTAACTTAGAAGACCTGTCAGAACCAGAAAAGGTTCAGGCAGTTCTCAACTCTACACTAGCTCCGCTTCAAGATGAATTGAACATGCTACGTAGAGAGCGATTGGAAACAAAGCTAAGTAAGGACCATCCAGATTACATCGACGTAGTTAAGGATGGAGAATTCCAGCGATGGGTACTTGAATCTGATTTACGAAAGGAAATGTTTGTAAGAGCTAATAGTGCCTATGACTTTAATGCAGCAAACGAATTGTTTGCAACTTGGAAGCAGCTAAAGGGTATTAGAAATACCACAGCTTCTGCAGATGCAGCAACTAGGGAAGCTGCCTTTAGTCAGGGTGCAATGGCTACAGGTGGAGCAACAGATGCTGCTCCAAAGACCATCTATCGTAGAACAGATCTCGTCGCACTTAAGTCTAAGAATCCTGCACTCTATAACCAACTAGAACCACAGATTCGACTTGCCTATGCAGAGAATCGTGTACGATAAAGAACTTTAATACTAATAACAATTTCGGAGATTTAATAAGAAATGGCAACTCAGACTTATCCCCCAAGTGGTGGTAACGGCCCAGTTGGGCTAACTCAGGCCGGTGGTGGCTCTACTGCTGCGCCACGCGGTGACTTTATTCCTCAGCTATGGTCCGATGAAATTCTTGCTTCCTATAAGCAGAATCTAATCGTAGCTCCTCTTATTACTAATATGAATCATGTTGGTAAGAAGGGTGATGCGATTACCATTCCAACCCCAACTCGTGGTCAGGCTTACGCTAAGGCCGCTGGTACTGCTGTAACCCTACAGTACAACAACGAAGGTTCTTTCAACGTCTTAATCGATAAGCACTATGAGTACTCACGTCTTATTGAAGATATCGTAGGTGTCCAGGCTCTGCCAACACTTCGTGCCTTTTATGTAGACGATGCTGGTTACCAGCTAGCTGTTCGTGTAGACCGTGATATTTCCCTTTTATGGCACTTTCTAAATGCGGGTGCTGCTCCAACTAATGCTAACCTCTTCGAGACAGCAGTAATTGGTTCTGACGGTTCTACTGCATTCAGTGGTGGTTCTGGTGGTGGTAACGGCGCCTCACTAACTGATGCGGGTATACGTCGTATGATTCAGACTCTTGATGATAACGATGTTCCTCTTAGTGAACGAGTAATCATAATCCCTCCAGTAGAAAAGCGTAACCTTCTAGGTATTCCACGCTTTACTGAACAGGCGTTTGTTGGTGAAGTATCAGGAAGTAATTCTATTCGTAACGGTCTAATTGGTGAGGTCTACGGCATGCCAATTTACGTTACTAGTAACTGTCCTGTGGTTCACGTAGAAGGTACTACAACCAATACCCAGGTTGTTAACTTCTCAACAACTGCACTATCTACTTCAGGTCAGACAGGTGAATCTGTTGGTGGTACTGCAATCACAGCGGTTGACTTTACTGGTAAGACCGACACCCGTTGGCGTATAGGCGCTATGCTGCACAAGTCTGCACTCGTACTAATCGAGCAGATGAATGTTCGTACACAAACTCAGTACAAGCAGGAATATCTTGCTGACCTACTAACCGCAGATACCATCTATGGTGTATCACGTCTACGTGACGGTGGTTCAGGTACTAGTTCACTACCAACTGCTGGCCTAGCTTTCGCAGTTCCTGTTTAATAATATAGGCTAACCAATTTGGGGAGGTGTAATATCCTCCCCATATTAACTTTTAATTATTAGGAGAAAATAACAATGGCGTTTACAACTGCCGGTACAGCTACAGCAGTAGTCTCTCATCGGTCACAGTTTCAGTCTCTTTGGAGTGCCAATTATGCTATTAGCATTACTGGTGTCAATCCTGCCAACATTGCAGCCGGTGCAGAAGATACTCAGACTTATACTGTTGCAGGTTTAGCTCTTGGTGACGTAGTTCTAGGTATATCCCTCTCTGTTGACCAGACTGTAGACGGAGATATCTCTGCCTATGTCTCAGCAGCTAATACTCTTACAATTCGTATTAGTAATCTAAACGGTGCCTCCGGTCTTGACTATGCAGCCGGCACTACAATCAAAGTTCTAATAGGTCGTCCAGCATTCTAATTTTATGAGTAAACTAATACGAATCCTCGATGTAGACAAATTCGGTTATATTAGGGACGTTTGTAGATTCTATGGAATCAAATGGGAAGAAGTAGAAGTTAAGCCAGGGGCGTTCAATGATAACATTCTTACAAGCAACAAACAGAGTCCTTCGCAGACTAAGACAGTCGGAAGTAACAACACTAGCAAACAGCAGTGAGTATGTAAAGCTTATTGCTGACTTTGTTAATGAGACAAAGAGTGAGATTGAGGACGCCTGGGAATGGAGTAATCTCCAAGCTTACTTTGATGTAACAACTGTTGCAGGAACTTCTACTTATTCCTTAACAGGGACTACAGAAGAGTTTAAACTCTATGATGCCTGGAATACAACTACAGGCTACAGAATTAAGGGGCCTATGCCCCTTGATTTTGTTAACTATCAGGAGCTAACTGTAAGCAATCCATCGGGGCAGGCAGAGTATTTTTCTTTTGCAGGAGTAGATGCAGATGGATACATTGTAGTTAATCTAGTCCCCAATCCCTCTGATACAGGTACTACATACAGATTCTTTGGTTACAACCCACAGGCAGAATTAAATACTAATACAGACG